ATATAATTTTTCTTTAGATATCCAAACTAGATTTTAAATTTTAACTAGGTAATTGAGAAACTACTTCTACGTCAAAAATTACTTGGGATGTAGTATAAAATTTGCTACGAGCTACAGCTAAATCTTTATTTACTGTATCTGGAATTATATATCCGTTTAAGGTAATATTAAATGAAGTTTTAGCAGCTCTATCAGTACCTTCTTCTAACAATGTTGTTGTAGTAAAATTATCTATCCTAGCTTTAAATTTCCATCTATTAGGATCACCCCAATATGAGTCAGAAGCAAATTCAATTGCTTCTACTAATTTATTATTTTGTTCTACAAAATCTGTAAATATAATACAGCTGTATGTTAAAGTAACATAGTCTGGTACCGCACTTATATAATATTGTTCTGATGGGATTCTATTATTAATTACTGAGAATCTATCATATGCATTACGTATATTATATCTTGTGCCTATTACTTGATATAGATGAGATTTATTACCATCTAATTTATTTCCTAAGGTTCTATTTTTTTCAACGTTTTCACGTTTGAACATTATTAAAGGAACCATTAAACGACCGCTAGCGTCTCGATAAAATCCATCTGCTTGAACGGATTTCCAGCGTTCTGGAGATCCATATATTACGGGTACTGTTAATTGTTGTCCATTTTGTATTACTGAAGGTTTTATAATATTTTCAAAATAATATAGTACAGCATAGTCTAAGTCTTCTAATCCTATACTTACATCTTTAACAGTGTCTTTATCAAATGAAAAATCTTTACCTCTATTTTTAGAAAATACAGTGTCACTAACTGGTTTTCCTTGATTTGCTAAATAAGGAATAACTTGTTCTTGACTAATATCAGCTGCATTTTTAGGTATGGGTTTAAGAGGTATAGTCATTGTTATTGTTTTCTTTGTAATTCTAACATTTTATCTAAAGCTAATATAGATTGAGATGCTTTATATAAGTGATTATTAGCTTCTTTAGCTACTTTAGCTATATCTTCATTAGCTGAATGTTTAAATACTTGAATTTCTTTTCTATATTTAAGAATATTTTTTTTTATTTCCTCAAACTTTGGAAGAGCTTCAAATTCTTGTGTAAAAGTACCTGTTTCAGGATTTATAGAAGTTTTTATACTTTTATATCCTCTTTTAAAAGCTTCATCATCTTGTTTAGGTTTAAAAGCAGCTATTTTTTCACCACCTATTCCTACTACAGGAATTTCAACTTCTTTTATTATGTCTAATAATTTAATCATGTTAATAAGTATTATAATCTTACTTGAGCAATATTTACTTTTTCTGGTCTTATGTAAAAACATTCTACAATAATAGACCACGATGAACCAAAATTATTTGTATTATCTGAATAAGAATAACCAGGATCTTTTCCTACTATTAATTGGTTTTCATTAACATTATTAACTTCATAATAATCGTTATTCCATAATACAACATCTCCTACTTCAGGTACTATGTTATATGCGAAGCCTCTAGCGTCTGGGCCGAGCTCGGTGCTTAAATCAATACCCGCGAGATCATCGCGTAAAAAGCGGCATTTTATGTTACGAGTAATGTCCATACCAAACTCATTTGTTAATGGATTGGTGTCTCCTCTTTCTATTAAACAATTAAGTAATACAGGATCGTTATATATTTTTTTTAATGATTCTCCATATATATTAGGTATAGAGCGATCTAATACTATTTTATAATATCCTACTTTTTGCTCAATAATATCATTAATTAACTCTCTATTTATGTGTCTAAATAAACTTATATCTCTATTTGCTCCGAATAAACTCATTATAAAACAGTTTTCTTTTCTAGAGTTTTTAGTCTAGGGATAAATTTTAATAAACCAGATATTTTATCAGAAGATATTGCTCTAGTTTTAATCTCTTTAATAGCATCAATTGGATCAGTGTATACTAAATATTTCATATGTAATAATGAATATTCAGTTTGATCTGTAATTAAAGTATTTAGGTAAGTATTTTGTTCTACTTTAACAACAACTACTCCTTCAATAGCTCTAATTTCATTATATATATCTACTTTATTTGCTTGTCTTTCTACTTTAATCATTACTTCTACTTCATATATAGCAAGTGATTCAAGTAATAAATTTTTATTTAATATGTCTGTTAGTTTAATCATATTTAAAATACATAAATTCCCATTGGTACGTTGTTTAATGTTTTTTGTACATTTTCAGCTTCCAATGCTTGGTTTTCTAATTGAGTTTTACGAGAGGCGTCACTTAACGTAGCCCTTAAAATTTCTAATAATTTTTCTTTTTCAGTTCTGGCATCTGTTAATAAATCAGCTTGATTTAAGGTAACTTCAGCTCCAGGAATAGGAACTGTACTGTATTTACCTCTAATATAAGCTAACATTTCTTTACATATAGACAAAGCATATTGGTATATCCATTGTCTACCTACTGTATTAATAAGACCAAATACAGGATTATTATATGGAACATTTGAAACATCTGTTATTTTACCCGGACCTAAACCACTACCACTAAGAGGAATTGTACTATTTCTTTCATCTACTAATATATAATGAAAAAACATTTTCGAATCATGGTTAGGAATAGGAAATATTCTTAATTTATTGTTTATTAAATCAAATGAATATGCGGATTTTCTTATTTGATCATTTAATTCAATTGCTTGAATTTTCTGAACATCAAAATATATAGGCATTAATAAAAAATTAATACCTGGAGACATTTGACCAAATCCAAATGTTTCAAGTAATGATTGAATACCAGTACCTGTACCAGCATATGGATCAAAATATCTTACAATAGCAGGTGCTTGTTCATAAAATATTTTTTTAACTTCAATAGATGATGTAATACCATATGAACTAGACATAATTGCTTTTAAATCATAATCTTGAACACCGGGAATCATGTCAAATGAAGCTGTATATTGAGTAACATTACCTCCTGATCCTGCTTCAACAGCATAAGTTTGAGCTAAACGTACTGTACTACCTAAATTAGGAGTAATTACTTGATTATTAAAAGAAGAACCGGTTGAATTTCCTTGCATTGAAAAGAAATTTTCACGTATTTTCCATTGATATACTTCGTTTCCATAAACTGTAACTGCTTCTTCAAAAGCTGTGTAGAAATTAATGTCTTGTAATTCAATTTCCATTAATGGATAACCTAATCTACGAGCACACCAGTTTGCTACTTTATCAGCTTCAGTTTGAAATTGATAATCGTTATCATAAAATCCAAATGGAGTTAAACCTGGAAAGAAGGATGATGATCCTGGCCAAATAGGAATATTCATTATTTTTATTTATATATAAATATGTAAAAACTATAAGTAAATATTAGATTTATATATGCTCGTACGTAGCCTTTAAATTAAATTCATTAGAATTTTGTAATTCGTTAATCACAAATATTTCTAATGCATCTATTAATTTAGAATAAGGGTCTGTAATTTCTTCTTTATATATTAATGTATTTTTATCAACATCATATCGAAGAATTGCATGATTACCGATAATCACTTCTAAGTTAATTGCTCCTTTATATTCTAAACGAGGAATTAATGTTACTGAAGGTGACTCACAAATTAATTCTGATGGGAGTTTATAATATCCCGTTACTTGTATTGCCATGTTATTTATTATATTAAATTAATCTTTCTATAACTACAGATCCACTAGTGGGCCCTGCTGTTTGTATAAATGTTGCTCTATACAATCTACCTCTATCTTGATCTTGAATATGAGATGTTATTGTATCACCGCCACTTCCTAATGTTGCAGATGTTAATACTGACCAACTCCCTGTCGTAAATATAGTACCTGTATTAATGCTACTTGATATAGCAGATCCAACTACGGAAGATATTGTATTATAAAATACATTTACACTTCCACTTACTGAACTTGCTACCGGATTACCGCTAGATGATATTGCTACACGAATATTATCAAATGATGCTGAATTAGTAAATCTAGTTACATTATATCCTGTTGCATTTCTAGTTACTGGTATTGACCCATTAATGGTTACGACGCCACTGCCACTTATATTAAATATGCTAGAAGAACCAGGAGATTCAACATTTACTAATGTTTGTGCTCCTGACCCCGATACTGCAAATCTAGCAGGCGCTGCAGTATTATTTGCAAAACCACTATAATCTCCAACTATTACACTACCCGATGCATATACTGAAAATGGAGTAGAAAAATATTTCGATACTCCTAAATACATACCACCTCCAGAACCTCCGTTTGAAAAATAAATAAGTGATGATAAGTTATTAGGACGTATTTCAAATTGCCCAACATGATTACCAAACGTCGATTGTATTGTAGCAGACCCATTAACTGGAAATGCTGCAGTATTACCTATAACTAAAGGCCCGCCAGTAGTTACTGTACCAAAATCGGTAACGGTTAATGATGCAGATAAGTTTGAATTTTCAACTCTAAATGCAGTTGTACCACTTCCGGAAGTAGCTCCTCTTACATGCAATATTGCTGATGGTGCTGTTGTTCCTATACCAACTCTACCATTAGCAAGTATAGTCACTAAATCTGTCCCTGCATTAGCAAACCCAATAAGCGGTCTAGTAGCTACTGTTCCATTGTTGATTCTTCCATCAAACCTTATCATAGGTTGAGTTCCGCTATCTGTACCTGATGCACCATCTCCAATAAAATACATTCCAGGATATGATAAGTTACTACTTTTACTAGAAAGTAATGGAGCAAATACTCCTGCCGTTCCGGTAACATTTCCTAAAGTTATATTTCCATTTGTAGTTGATACTCCATTACCTGCAACACGTAAGTAATTTGTATCGCCTGAAGGGGTAAGAATATCTAGGTCATATGCAGGTGTTGCAGTTCCAATTCCTACGTTACCGCTACCTGATACAAATAAAGCATTTGCTTGTGTTGGTGAACCTACTCGTAATAGTGAATCTGCTGAAGCCCCGCTTATATGGACTTTAGCAGTAGGAGCAGTGTTAAAAAATCCCCAACCATTATTATCATATCTTGCAGTTTCTACTGAAGCAGAAAGGAATCGTAAATTAGTAGCGGAACTTAATTGAATATTATTAGTTTGTGTAGTGCTATTAAACATTGTAGTACTAGCTCTAATCTCTCCAATAACATCTAATTTAACGCCAGGTGTTATAGTTCCAATACCTACGTTATTGCTGCTGCTAATAAATAATGTATTTGTTCCTATTAATAATTGAGTATTTGCTGAGCTAGATACTGTTAAACTGCCAGTTATTGTTTGATTCCCGATGAATATATTAGTACCAATTGACGAAATAGAACCTGATATACCTAACGACCCTGTAACTGTATGTGAATCTGTTATAATATTACCTATTGTTACGCCGGTACCTCTTACAATAAGTTCAGTGTTACTTCCACTTACTACACTAAATTGTGTTGGAGTAACAGATGCTGTTACAGAACCTGTTGCTATTTGAGAAAAATTCCCAGTAATTGCTGAGGTTGGTATTGAGTTTAGGTTTACACCTGAACCTGAAAATGACCCTGTAAATGAACCACTAAATGATCCAGTATTTGATAAGAATTGGTCTACTCTATTTGCTGTTACTATTACAGAAGGGATACCTGGATGTGTTCCTGAGATTGGTTCTGCTAGCAATCTTATATTAGTATCAGCAGATAACCATATAATTTGGTAATAATCATTTGCTGCTGAGTTTACAAACCAGTTCCAAGCAGCGACAACCTTATCATTATTATTAGTCAATGTTACAGTGGTAGCAGTATCAGTTAGATCAATTCCATTTTTTCTAAGCCATATTAATATCTCATCTTTTCCTGCATCAGTTTTGTCTAATTGAGCAGAAAATTGGATATTATATACACCAGCATTTTCTGTTTTAATGTAGGTGTTAAAAGGGCTTGTTGATCCTGATATTGATACTCCGTTTGTAATGTCTGTTGTATTAAGAGACATTGAGCGAGGTATGTTTGCAACAGGATTGGTTTGTGTGGTTGTATCGTAAAAGGATCCATATGATCCAGTTGCCGTATTAAAACTTGAACCACCACCTGCAGTTGAACTAATTGTAACTTGTCCTAATCCATTGGTTGGTGATAATGTTACATTTGGCCCTGCTAGTAATTGTGTTACTCCCCCATTTAAAGCATATGAAGATGTATTTGCAAATGAACTACTTACAGCATTTAATACATATGATGCACTTGTAGCCGTTCCATTTAAATTCCCATATATACTTCCCGTAACAGATAAACTTCCACTAATATTAGCATTTAATCCAATATTTAAGTTATCTTGTACATCTAGGGTTGTTCGTATATTATATGACATATTATTTTTTTATTATTTTGTAAAGCCTCGTACTATAGTATCTACTGTATAGCTTGAACCGGTATTATTATTTTGAGCAACTATATACATAATAGGAGAATTTGGTGGTTGATAAATAGCACTCGCGGGGCCTATTATTACATTATTTCGTATTTCAGTATTACCATCTGGAAACACTACATTATCTGTTAACGTGAATGTTGATTGTAAAGTACCTCCTTCGCCCGGAATTTCGTCATAATATCCAACTACATATGAAGTTAGTATAGAAAATACTTCAGAACTATTATTTTTTACAAATACATCTGCTATTACTCCAAAATACTTTGTAGTGTCAAATTCAAATAATAAAACTTCAGCTGGCAGGAATACTGCACCTGATGGAGGAGTTTCTGCAGCAGGTAATGTAACAAACGAACCAGATTGTGTTTGTAATACGGGAGAACTAATTATAGGTGTTTCTATTGACCCTGCTGATACGATTGTTGGATTTAATTGTGGTGTTAGTGGATCTTCAATTTTTAATCTTTTATTATCTAATAACACTTCACTTCCACTAGATATTGAACTACTAGTTATACGAATAATACCATCATGAACATTTACTGATCCTGTTACATTAATAATATTATTAGACCCCCTCATATTTAAACTGCCAGTTATAACCGCATTTCCAATAAATGGAAATATAGTTTTAGCAAAATCTGTTGTATTAGCATATGATGCTGAAACAGCACGTGATGAAGAAATTGCAAACGAAGCGCTTCCTTGTAGAGATCCTGTTATACCATTAGTTACGTTTAAAGAACCTGTTATTTGCACTGCATTCCCCGCGGCGTATATAAGATTACTTCTGTTATCATTATCAGTCCCATTACCTACAATAAAAGCTGCAGGGATAGATGATGTAGCATTCCATTGACCTTGTACGTGTTGGTAGTTAGCCGATGCTATTGTTCCTATACCTTCTGCATGTGACCAATTTCCTTGTGCTATTGTAGAAGCACCTTCTGCATGGGATGCTACTCCATTTGCTGTTGTATTTTGCCCCTCAGCATGAGAATAATCTCCATTTGCTATTGTAGAATCACCTTCTGCATGGGATGCTACTTTATTTGCTGTTGTATTTTGCCCCTCAGCATGTGAATAAGAACCTGATGCTATAGCATTAATACCATTTGATAGACTACCGGTTATAATTTGATTTCCAATAAATACATTACTTCCTGTAGTTGCAAATGAGCCTGTTGCAATATCTCTGCCTACTAATTGCCAACCTGCAGATAAATTGTAGCTACCTGTATTAATTAATACGTATAGTTCATTTGTATCTTGTTGATATACCACAAGACCTTCATATACATTGGCAGCAGAAAATCCTAATCTTGCTGATTGATTTGCAACAGTAAATCTTGAATCTATTGGATCGACATTCGTGATATTAAAACCACTAGGTAATATAATTGCCATTTCTTATCTTATGTTAATACGTATGTTATACTTGTCCCTGCTCCCCCGGCTTGTAATGTATTTGATTTATATACTTTATAACTTCCTATAGTTATTAATGTAAAAGAACTAAATACTCCAAATCCTCCCGTTGTTATATTTGTTAAATTTGCCAACGAACTATTATAAGCTATATAATGAAATTTATCTCCTGTCCATGTTATTGTTAATGTTTGTCCAGATGCTGTTGTTGTTCCTTTTGATATTGTACCAATTGACCCACCTAATGTTGTATCCCAATCACTTAATATTTCTAATTGAGCTTGGGTAAAGCTTTCAGTAGTGGATGCTCCATATCTTAAACTTCTTATTTTTGTATAAGTAAATGAATTGGTAGATGTAGTAGTTAATGGCGGGTTATTATCAGCTCCTAATACTCCTGATGATGAATAATTTGATGTAGCAGTTGCAGTAATACTTGCCGAACCTGTTGCGGACCCCGTTACAAATATAGGAGATGATACATTCGTTGAAGTAAAAGTATGAACCCACCCATTGCTAGCACCTGAGGCTGAAGTAAATGTTATACTTCCTGTAGCTCCTTGTTCTATTTGATTTGATGTAGATCCTAATTGAACAGTTGCTGTTGGAGTAATCGTTGGAGCACCTGGTGCTACTTTAGATAATGTCCCTGCTAATGACACTGTCTGAGCATTAATAGAATTATCTAATGGACTACTAGCAGTTACTTGGAATGTATAGGTATGGCTGCCTGTTGTAGTAGTATTATATACTAAGGATGTAGCATTAGAACCCGTACTTGCTAATAAAGTTGTACCTTCATATAAAGAAGCACTTATTAAAGTATATCCACCAACTGCTATAGTACCAGTTATTATATAAGCATCTGTAACAGCATTAAATCTATCTGTTGCAAAGGTACTATTAAATGAAGCTATTGGGGCTGATGGTAATGTTGGTGTTCCAAATATAAACTTTAATCGTCCATTAGTAAATGTTACGGCAGTATTATTATCATAATCAGCTACCTCTATTTCAGATAATGAAAAGTTACTAGATGATACATATGTTATAGAGGAGGTTGCAGCATAAGATGAACTTAAAGCATTTATAGCATATGATGCTGTTCCTTGTAGAGATCCTGTTATTCCTTGAGTTACGTTTAAAGAGCCAGATACATTTACAGAACCGGTTATTATTTGATTTCCATCAAATACATTACTTCCTGTAGTTGCAAATGAACCCGTGTTAATGGGAGTACCACTTCCACCTTGTGAACCTTGTGGACCAGGAGTATTTACTTGAACTACATTAGTATTTGGTTGAGTAATAGATACAGTAGTACTTTTATTATTATCTGTTACAAATACTGTTTGATTTGTATCTATAACTGATACTGTATTATTTGTTGTATTAATATTTACTGTAGACATTATACTGTTACTTGTTTACTTATGTTTACTTGTCCTTCTAATAATCTTACTGTATAAGGACAAGCTCCGCTCCCAGAATAAATTTCTAAGTCATATCTTGCTGTTGTAAAGGTAAGTGCAGAAGAGGTACATGCTGAAATATAAATACCTATAGACCCACTAGTGGGTGGGTTAGTACTTCTGCTACCACTAAAATTTAATCCAGTTCCATCAGGATTTAACGAGCTAGATAATGTTAAATATGTAGTAGGTGCTGGGGAACTATCAGCAAAATTAGATCTTATCATCATTCTTCCAGAATATCCCGTTAAGTCTACTGGAGTATTGTTAGAATCTTTATATTGGATTTCAAAATCTACCGTTGTTCCTTGTTCAATTATAAAATTATATTTACCTGCTGCCATAATATTTTTAATTATAAATATTGTAAAATATTATTTTCCATATTCATAATCTAATATTTTACCTATTAAATCTGAACGATGGTTTTCTTTTAATTTAACCCATTTTATTTCTTCTATTTTTTTAGACAATTCAATAGCATATGTTAATCCATTCATTTGTCCATCGGGTGTTTTTATATCAGTCTGTTCATTATCGCCATTTATAACAATTTTACCTGTTTTTCCTAAACGAGTTAATATTGCTAACATTTCGGCTTTAGTAAGATTTTGTGCTTCCTCAACTATAAGAATATCGTCTACTGTTTTACCACGAATGAATTGTACTGGTAGTGCTTTAATTTTTTCATCTTGAATTAATTTGGCTATTTCGCTTTTATCTGAGCAACATTTCATTAGATTTTCTACTAATGCTTCCATATATGGATCAAATTTTTCACTTAATGCTCCTGGTAAGAATCCTAGACTTTTACCTACTTCAATAGCGGCGCGAGTATTGTAAATACAATCTATTTGTTTTTTCTTTAAAAAATCTAATGCTGCTTGAGCACATACTAAACTTTTTCCTGATCCTGCTCTTCCTGTTACTATAACTATTTGGTTTTCAACTATTAGACGTTTTGCGTCTTTTTGTTCTTCGTTTAATTGTAATACATTGATAGATTTGATTTCAGTTTTTCTTACTCGATTTGGTTCTTTCATATACTATATTGTTTGTGATAAATATACGAGTATTTTATCAGATTTTACTCTATTATCATTTATTGTAAGAGGTTGTGTGTTGGTATAGTGGAATGATCCTCCTTTAGCTAAAGGGTAAATATGATCTATTTCCCAATATAAACCATAATTATCCCAATTCATTTCTGGTGTAAATTTAGGTTCAAGGTATGTTTTATATTCTTGTATTGTGCAACCTAAGTATTCTATAGTACGTTGGTTTTTACCTTCTTTAAGGTGGTGATTAATAAGAGCGTTAATTGCGTGGCGGAGGCGAAATAGTGGGTCTGTATCCATTTTGTTTCTATTCCATTCGCGGTAGTAATCTTTGTTAGAGTGATAGTGGTTGTTTACCATTTTAGAATGTTTTTCTTTATTTTCTTTAACCCATTTATTACTACGAGCGTTGTGTTCGGGTTTTACTTTTTGATAGTAGTCTTTAAATTCAACATTCAAGCATTCTTTACAATAGCGATGTAATCCATCTTTTTCACCTTTACGTTTACAATATTGATTTGGTGATTTTTCAATATTACATCTTTTACATGTTTTCATATACTTATAAATATACGAAAAAAAGGCCGGACTAACAAGTCCGACCTTTCTTTTTGGTATTAGATTAAATTAGATTAGATAGTGTTCAAACCAGCTACATAGATTTTCCCATAATAATCGGGACGTATCATTTTCTTAGCGTAACGAGTCATCAAACCTTTTCTTGGTGTGAAAGTGTTTGGATCGTACAACAATGGAGTCATGATTAACGGAACATATGGAGCAAATACAGCACCACATTCCAAGAATTGAGCACCTTTATAACCCATCAAGATTATATTTTCAGTCATGTATGGATTTTTGTATACTTTGTAACGGCTGTTTAAAGTACCAACTTTTTGGATACCGAAATTGTATTCCATTTTCTCGCCATCACCATCTGAAGCAAATCCAGGGATTGATTCTAATATAGTAGCAACTGTAGGTGAAGTAACTAAGAAATTAGCGCCACCTCTCATTGTTAACTGATGAATCTTGTTAGATACTTTTTGTAACTTAGTTCCTAAAGTTTGGAACCAACCACCTTGAGTATTATAGAAACCTAAGTTATTATTACTTACACCTGTAGAAGTTACTGCTTGGTTGTTAACTGCTGACCAGTAATCAACTGTAAAAGCGTTTTGAATCAACATATCCAACAATTCCAAATCAATTTCCATTGAAATGTATTGAGATAAAATACCAGTCAATTCAGCTTCAGCATCTACGCTATGGTAAGCGTTCAAATCTTGAGCGAATTCAGGTGTCCATTGTGCTTTTAATTTACGTGTTTTAGCAACGATTGCTTCAGATTTTAACTGAATGTTAATTTCTGGGATAGCAATTGTAGTATTGCTTTGAGCGTTAGGGTAACCAGCATTTGAAGCATCTTCGAAATCACCACGTGTAGTAGTAGTAGGAGCTACATCATAGTATAATACAACACCACCACTTAAAACTGGACCAGTAGCAGTACCATTAACGGCAGAACCAGTGATAACGAATGAAGCAGTATTATTAGTTACTGTAGTGTATGTTTGTAAAATTTCAGCACCTGTAATTGAACCTGAAGTGAAAACGAATGCGCGAACGCCATTAGTATCAGCACTAGAAGGAAGAGGTACAGCAATTTTCTTGTAAGTAGAGAATGAAGAGCTATAGTCAGAATCTAAGTTAAAGTCAGACCAAGCAATTGATTGAGTAACAGCAACTGCAGAAGCAGAGAACTGGTTGATTGAATAACCAAATCTTCCAGCACCATATAATGAAGCGGATGCGATATCAGTTACGTTTGTTGTTGCATTAGCACCATATAAAGAACCATTATTAGTGAATGGTTTAACACCAGTACCGTATTTAAAATCCAAATAGAATACAAGACCTGAAGGTAAGTTCATTGGTTGTACACTAACGAATTCTTTAGCAGCGATTTCTCCGAATACACGGCGAACTAATGGTAAAGCAACACCATTCCAGCTTTCACCGCTGTACGTTCCAGCACCACCTGATTGATTACCTGTAGTAGAGGTTTCTACTACTAATTGTTTTGCTTGATTTTCTAACAACATAGCCATTGTGTTACAGCTATGGTCATCTTTTAGACCTTCTAATAGGCCTGATTTCCTCCATTTGTTTTGAAGGCGTTTTGCGTCATCCTGAACCGATTTAAATTGGTTTGAGGATTCTAATAATTGTTGAATGTTCATTTGTTTAAAATTAATTTAATTTGTTACTTAATAATGTTAGCTAGTTTTTGCATACGTGAAATAACGTCATTTGATTCTACGATTTGTTTCTTAGGAGCCATACCGGCTGCTTTTGAAGCAAATCCTAAAGATTCCTTAATAGGTGATTTCTTTTTAACAGCACTTAAATTAGCTTCTAATGATTCATAAACCATTTTAGCTTCTTTAGGTGTGGTTGCTTTATCAAATGATGTAATCACATTTAGTTTTTGTGATTCAGATAAATTTTTAGATTTGAAAATTTTATTAACATAAAGTAACTTAGCATTTAATAAGTTAGTTTCGTTAAGTTCTTTACGAAGAACATTAATTACATTAATAGCTTCTTTCATTTCTCCTTTATCCTTATTGGTCATAACGGGTTTTGATTTAATCTTTTGGATTTTGCGAGCTTCTTTAAGTCCTTTACATGAAGCATGTTGTGGGTAATCATTACAAATAGCTCTTAACATTTCGTCTGGTTGTGTTTCTGCGTATTCGTTTATATTACCATCCATTGAATCTAATTCAGCTAATAGCTCTTCTAGGTCAATTTCTTCTTCATCAGTCATTTCCATTTCTTCATCGCCCATTTCAGCATCCATGTCCATATCCATGTCCATTTCAGCTTCTTCGTCAGCAGGTGTTTCCATTTCTTCAGCTTCTAATTCTTGTGATACAATATCTTTAATTAGGTTTTTAAGATCAGTAACAGACATGTCGCCTACTTCCATTTCTTCTTCTTCTTCTTCTTCACCTTCTTCTTCACCTTCTTCTTCACCTTCTTCTTCTTCTTCTTCTTCTTCTTCACCTTTTTTAGCTTCGGCTAAGTTTTCATTAGCTTCTTCAGCTTCTAATTCAGCTAGAATAGCAGATAAATCGAATTCTTCTTCAAGACCAGTATCTCTATGACCGGGTTTGCCTTGTTCTTTGTTACCATACCCCATTTGACCCATTTCATCTGCAGTGTCGTGTGGTTGCATGTAATCTTCTTCATCAATTTGGCCTTCCATTTGTTCCTCTTCCATATATTCATCATCCATGTCCATTTCGTTTAATTTTGCAACTAACATGTTTTGAATACTTGGAGTTAAAGCTTCTTCAAGGGCCTCTTTTGCGTTTAATAATGCTGCTTCGCGAACGGCTTTAGCGTCAACGATAGCCTCTTCAAATAGTTTTTTGTTTGACATTGTTTTAAAAATCTTAATAGTATTTTTATATTTAATACCGAGCTATAATGTAGAATGTGTATTAGCTCATTGTGGTCAAATATACATATATGCAAATAACAAAAAACGCAAAAAGAAATACCTCCTTTTTAGGGGAGGCATCTGTCTAACGATACTATCGATAGAGTGGTTAATTTATTATGTTATTTCCTGTCCTAATCTTTTTGTAAAACGTTGATATAAAGTTGGTTTAGTTGACCAAGCTTTCATTTTATATAATTCGGACTGATATGCATTATTTATAGTATCCCAATTTTTTGAATCCCATTCTTTTTTACTAAAAAACCAAGGTAATTTTTCATATTTGCTATCATTAACAATCTGCTCAATACTTTTAGTTTTTATATCTGATAGTAATTGGATTAGTAAATTCCTATAGGTATTATCATTGGGGAATTTATTTAAATTAAATTTAATAGTATTAATTAATGGTGCTGTAAAAGCATCAAATTCCCAAGGTGATTTTAGGTACTTTTCAAAATTAGTAGTATATTCGGATTTACCTCCACTTTTAGATAAATTTAATTTATTACCACTGGGTTCTGCTCCTTTCTTAGCATACATAGCACCAAATAATTTTTTATCTCTAACTTTAGGATCCATAGCATGAACTAATTCATGTTCTATTATATCTTCAAAAGATTCTAAATCTTCAGGATTAAAATAGGCTAAATTAATTAATAAAACATCATTAACAGTATCCATTCTTCCAGCTCCCGCGTCCTCAGGATCATTATATAATCCTATACTAATAATTAAGTCTTGATTTTTAAGATCTTTAAATTTAAAATAATCCTTAAATTTAGAATCAATATAAGGTTTTTGATAACTTTTAGGTGATTTAGTTTTTAAATCTTCTAAATACTGCTTAATATAATTAAATGCTTCTTTAGATTTAGATAAAATTTCCTGAGGTACTTTTACTATGGCTTCCCCAAGTTTAATTTCTTTTAATAAATCTAATAGTTTAATCATTATTGGGTAAATCTATCGTCAATTATCTTTTTTAAAGCAGATCTATTAACTCCTGTTACTTTAGGATTAATGGTATTTAAGATATAAGTTAAAAATTCAATTATTTCATTGTTACTATTAACTGTTTTTAATCTATTTAAAAGAGATGTATTAGTTGTCATTAATTTAGTTAAATTAGTTACATCACTTGTTTTAGGAGTTTCTCCTGCTTTAGCACCTGGAGGTGTATTTGGGGCAGTATTAGAAAATTTTAATGCTATATCTTGCATTTTTTGATCGGCAGCTTCAGTAATATTAGCTAATCGCTGCATTCTTTTAAATTGTTCGTTTAATTGTGTTTTCATAATTATAAATATTATTATTTTAACATAAACTACATACTCCTGTTTGAGTACATATAATTTCTGTAATTAATTCGTTTACTTTTGTATAATCTTTAATAGATTTATATTGTTTTCCTTCAGCTAATGTCATATAGGCTTCAGGGGTTGAAGGTACACTTACAAGATCCCAACATAGTAACTCAAAGTCATCTTGTACTTCAACAGTTTCACCAATTTGTTTAACTGAACCCATACCTCTTGATGATATACCTAAAGGTATACCTGCTCTAATAATTTCTTGTGCTATTTTACCAGAAGGTGTGTTTAATAAAGTTAGTTCACCCATTACGTCATTACCTTCCCACCATATTTTTGTAATTAAATGGGATATATTGCTTAAGTTAATAATAGATGATTCAGGATGGTCTAATTCTCCAGTTGATGTTCTAGAGGTCATAGGACCATTCATGTATTTGTCGATTTGTACTTTTAATGTTTTTAACGGGTAAACACGTCCATTACCATTCTTTTTATTGGCTTCTTGTAATTTGCCTTTAATACGCATCATCCCATCACTAGGTGTTTTACCTTCGTTAATGGGTTGTAGTTTAGCTACATTAAAAGGAATATGGTCTATTAATAATTGTTTATTCATATTATAATTAGTTATTTCTATCTAAATAAAAATCATCTTTATCTTTACCGTTTGATAATACTAATTTAATATCATTTCCAAAAGGTTCTATAGAACTTACTTCTACTTCTTCACCCATTACAAATTTACCTAAACCAGCTGCCATTTTAAATTTATCACCTATTGATAATGAACTTGCTTTAACTTCAAATAGATCATTATTAGTTGAAGTATCCATCATATGACCTGCTGTGTCGGTCATATTATCACCACCAGCTAATCTTGAATATTCTTTCATTATCATTTTACTAATTTTATCTCTTAATGCATCTAATTTTGGATTAGATGGTTCATTAGATTTAATTTTTTTAAATGTATTTAATGGTTTTTCTAAGGTTAATGGTGATTTGGTAGGAAATATTTTTGATTGTACATCATTATAAGCATTTACTCCTTCTTGTCCTAATTTTCTAGCAAGCGTTTGTAATTTAGTTTCCATTGCTTTACCAGCACTATATGCTCTTTCATCATCAGACATTTCAAAATACCAATCATGATTATTTAACATATTGTTAAGTGTGTTTAAATCAACGTCTTGGTTTTCTTTTAATGCTAATTTTTTCATTTTTTCACCTGTAGCATCCATTTTCTTAACACCACGTGATGATTTAGCAACTAATGACATCATCTTAATAGTACCTTCTGGTTTGTTGGTTTCTTTATGAGCTTTATTAGAAGATGCTTTAACTTTTTCAACACCTTTTACTAATTGCATTCCCATTTTTTTATCTATTACTTTATCGGCAGCATATGGTTGCATACGGCGAGCTTCAGCATTTGCTGATTTTCCACCAATATATTTTAATTCATAATTTTCAACAGCTGACATATCTTGTGCTGTATAATAAATTGGGTTTTTCTTTAAATTTTTAATTACGATTTTTGTCGCTTCATTTTTGGTTAAATCGCAGTTTTTTATCATTTCATAATCTATGCCGATTAAAACTTCTTGACCGTTTAAATTGTTGATTTCAGAAAATTTAGAATATAATTCTTTGCCGCTAGTATTAGTAGTATAAGATTCATTCAATGACATTCTTTGCTCTAAATCATCAATCATTTTTTTAAGTTTTTCAGTTGGTGTTTTAGAATACATTTTTTTTAAAAAATTAAGTTCAAATTGATCTATTCTTTCCTTTAATAGGATTTAATTCAACAACACCATTAACAGGTTCTGATATTCTATATATATTATCGTCTAATTCTGCTTTTAGTATGTTATTAAAAAAAGCTAATTCAGGAAATACTTCTTTACCATTTAAGGTATAAGTATATTGATCATATTGTTCTAATTTCTCTTGATTTTTATCTTTAATATCAGCTTCATTTAAGATAGCTTTATTTTTTAAAATTTTTATTGTGTCTTCAAATGAAGATACATTAGTGACATATTGAGGTAAAGACATACGAATATTACGCATAAATTGCGCTTGAGTCATTTTACCTTCTTTTAAATCTATAAATTGTTGTTTTACACTTTTCATACGTATAAATATTGTGTTATTTAGTGAAATATTGGTCTTTTAATTTATCTACAGCTTCTATAATGTTATCTACAGCTTCTTCCAATAAATAAAAATCATCGTTTAGATTGTCTAATTTAGTAACTAAATCATCTAACTTAGATACATTATTTGGATAATAAGCAACATCATACATTTCAACTACTTTATAGTATTTTTGAGCTACATTATTAAGAGATGATCGAGTTTGTTTTATTTTGTCTAATAAAGAATTTAATTTATCCGGAAATTCAATAACGTTTTGTATACTAATATCATATACTTTTGAACGTATTGTTTTAAATATATTTTCTGCTGTTAATTTTTCTTTTTCAGCAGCTATTACAAATTCATCTATTTTTTCTGGAGTGTAAGTTATTTTCATTATTTCCCTTGGCCTCTATAATTTTTTTCAGATCGATCATGTTTATTACGGCGTTTTTGTGCTTTGCCTTTTTTGCGAAGACCAAAATTTATCTTACGTGATTCTTTAGATTCTGTTTTAGATTTTGCCATGATCTATTATTGATAGATAGATTTTATTTTGTTACTAATTTTATTTGATACTTCACTTATTTCATTAATAGCTTTTAAACTACGTTTCCAATAACTTACACCCTCTTCATTTTCGCTTAATTCTTGTTTAATACGAGTAGTATATTCAACTAAACGTTCTACTTCCTCTAATTTACGTTTTACTTCACGTATACTTTTATGAAGCATTTCATTTTTAGTTCTGTATTTAACTTCATTTTTAAATTTATTATATGAAGTTTCATTTAATAATTCTTCTTTAATTATATTAGTTAGTACTTCATTCATAGCTGATTTTTTACCAGGCCATAGTTCTTTATAATCAAACATCTTAGAGTTTTTAGGCATACCTGATGCTTTTTTAAATCCTTGTTTCATTGCTGTTTGGGTAGCTTTATTAGTTTTTTGTCCCTTTTTAGCAAAAGCATATGGAGTCATAATAGGACCAGCCCCAACACCAATAGCGCCAGTTGCTGATTCTTCATTAATTGGTTTTTGTGGAAACCAATTCTTAAAATAATCTTCAGTACCATCAGAAAATTGTAAATGAGAGTCTGATACTGTTTTAATTGTTTTAGATTCTCCTTTATTATTATATACTGTTACATTTGGTTTTAAGTATTGAGATACATTACCAGTATGCACAGGCCCGGGAGGATTTAATGGAGGATTAGTTCCTTTATAATACCCATCAGCTGATATATACCAAGGGTGAGTAGCTTCCTTTAATTTATTTGCTAGTTCTTCTTTAATAATATATTTTAATAAAGATAAATTCATTATTTAATAGAGGTTAATTCGTTAATTAATTGATGATATTGAAGTAAAGAGATAATATTTTCATCTTTTACATTTTGAGTTTTACTAATAGGCTGTAATAGAGTAGCTACTTCATTTAGTTTAATCTGAATTGTTTTATCCTCAACATTTTTAACTAATTCTGTTAGTTCTTTAGTAATTAAAACATATTGAGTATTAACAAATTCTTTTAATGCAGTTGTATTAGTAATATTATTAATATATTCTTTTAATACTGTTTTTTGTTTATTATTTAAAGTAGAATATTTCTTATTAAATCTTTCTAATAATACTCTATAAGCTAATAAACGAGTACCTTTATCCATATTAGCATATTCTTCAAGAATACGATCTTTAACTTGGTCTTTATTTACTTCTTTACGAGTAATATGTTCAAGCAATGTTATTTTATTATTTATAATTTGATTAGGTTCAATAAATTCACTTGAATTTTGAGCCTCTACTAGATTATAAATAGCAGCATATTGTGAATAATGATTAATTTTGGTTTTAAAAAATTCTTCTATATTATACTGTTCGCGAATTTCTTTAATTAAATTATATTTTTCTTTACGTAAAGTAGATTTATTTAAACGTAAAGAAGCATTTAAAGTACTATTTATAAATACTTCAGCTTTACTCTCAGTAAGTGATTTAGAACTTATAAGAATTTGATATAATTTATATTCTTTAGCTAATTCAGTTTTATTAAAATACTTTTTAACTAAACCTACTGCTGATGAATCTTTATTAGATATGATATCACTAGTTATTTGTCTAGTTAAAAGCTCAAATAATACTCCGGTGTTACGAAATTTGTTATGTTTAATCTTCATAGAAAATATGCACTGTCTATAAATATGTAATGATTATATGTCCTTAATATTTTTTTCAGATAATAAGTCAGAATCTAAGTCAGTATTATATACTATTTCTTTTCTTAGATGATTTATAGACTCAAATAAATGTTTATTTTTGTGTAATTCAGTTAATGCTAATGGAGAACCGCCTTTAGGCGTATTATTTTCCATATCATTGCTAGGTTTATTGGCAGTATATAAAGTATTCATACCTTTTTTACCTAATCTATCCTTACCTAATGGGTCTTTTTGTGTGTTTATAATAGAAGATTTTTCTTTTGGACGACCTATTGGAGCTTTTTCATTATATCCTCCAGGTACACTTTGTTGTGCTTCCATTCCTGTTCTACCACGACCATATAATGCGGCTAAGTCATGAGGTGTTCCATATGATTTACCTGATTTAGCCGGATCATTACCCTCATTTTCTATCTGACCTAAGCGGAATAAACGTTTTTTATCTTCCATTACTAAATCACGTAATTCATCGTATATGTCTTCTGATAGTTTAAATACATTATCATAAATCCAATCAGATGGAACTAAATTAGTATCTAATAACTCTTTAGCTAGTGAAACTTTTTCTTTCCATATAGCTATTTTTTCTTGATCATATATAATTGAAGGAGTAGTCAATGATAACTCAAAATTACCTAATGATTCACCATCATATCCTTGAACATATAAATGAACTAATGCTATTTTATATAATTCTGATAGAGTAATACGTTGAATACGTTCTACTGTACGAGCAAAGCGAATATCTTCAGCAGCTAATGTAGCTTTACCAGTTAAATCTTTTTCAAATCCAAAAAATGCTTTAGGTACTTTAAGAGCTGCTAACATTTCATCACGTAAAAAGTTTACGTCATCAATAGCATTGTATTCTAAACCTTTAATAGTATCTATTTTAGTATTTGAATTAGCACCACGTTGAGGTATATAAAAATCCTCCATAACATTCATCATGTTATATTTTAAATTATATTCACCTGTATTTTGATCAATATAAGGAGTTTTTTTCATTTTTTGTTTTAAACGCTCCATATATCCATCAACTTCATTCGGTGGCATGTTTCCGATATCAACATAAAATATACGTTTTTCTGGAGCGCGAGTTATACGATGTAATAACATCGCATCTTTCATTAAAATGTATTGTTTATAAGTTTTACGAGCTGGTTCTATATATGATCTACCATAAGGAAGATAGTTAGCATCTGCTAATAGTCTAAAGTGAGCTATTTCGTAATTTTCAAATTGAATTTTTCCATCTCTATCTTTTAAGCGACTACTAATACCACCAGCAGCAATAACCATTGGATCTATCTTAAAACATACGTAATTTGGATTTTCAGGATCTGTTCCTTCTTCACGAACCATATCATAACCGGATAATGGAGCTACATTATATACTCCAAATTTTTCAGCTATGTCTAAGTGTAAATAAAAATCACCATATTTACACATATTTCTAATCCATACCCATAAATTAAACTCAATATTTAATATATCATAGAATAAATTATATAATATACGTTGAATATTTTCATCTGAACTTCTAATTTGGATTATTTCTCCTGTTTCATTTTTTAATGTGGCTTCATCAGCTACAATATCTAGAGCGGATGCTATAATAGATTCAGTATCCATAGCTTCATAATCAGTATATAACTGAATACGAAGTGTTTGATAATTCATCGTAGGATTATAAGGCATGTTAGCTCCATATCTATGAAGTTTAGTAAACCTATCAATCAATGCATTTGTTTTTACATTACCATATGCTTGAATGCGGTCAACATCTATTGTTTTTAGTTGTTTTCCACCTACGTTTCTAATGATAACATCAGTACTAAATAGACGTTTTAATTGTCCAAATAATCCTGTATTATTTATATTATTTTCTGCCATTTTATATATTTAATATATTAATAAATATGTTAACCTAATAACCAACTAATATTTTCTACCCCACCCATACCGTTATCCATTTGATATGGATTTTGAAACCCAGATTGAATATTATTATACATTCCTGGAGTACTAGAGTTGCTTATGCTCATTAATGTTGCTCTTGTTAAATCTAATCCTTGAGTACTAAATTTTAAACCAGTATCTCTAACAAATAAACCAATACCTAATGCTATTACTAAGTCATCATTATATCCATTCTGTGCTTGTGCTTTACCATTTTGCCAAATGAATACACGTAATTCTTCTAATAAACGTTTAGAATGGAATATAAAAGATCTTTCTCTAATATACGTCTCCATTTTGGATATAACAAGTGGTCTTGTACGAGTAGAGTTAGTAAAACCAGGAACTGTATTATTACTTTCCATTTTAGCCATCCATTTATCTAAATTTAGTTCACCGTATGATCTAGGTGAATAATATAAATTAGGATATCCTCTTTCTAAAATGGTATTTACAACATCCCATCCGATATTTGCGTTTTCTACTACTAATAAAGCATTATTATATTCACTAGCTATAGAAACTAATACATGACCAAATTCACGAGTACTAACTTGAGATTTATACTCTGCTACCTGTTCACAGTTTTCTAAATCAATAACATGAAAAGTAGAATAATCAGTTGCATCACCACGAGCAACATCAGCAGATACTATATAAGTTTTAGAATAATCTGGGTATTGCCATATCCATAAATCTCCTCCCATTAGTCGTTTTTCTATAGGATCTTGAATATATGTTTGTTCATAAAAACTTAACATATTTGAATCTACTACGGTATTACCTGAGCCTAAAAAGTCACAGTCATATTCTTGTGCAAATTCACGTGGAGACATATTTGCTCTTTCACGTTCTTCCCAACCTGGATCAATAGGTGCTACACGATCTGGGTGGAGATTCCATGGTAATTTAATAGGTTTAAAATCACCTTTACCTTGTTCAGCTAAAGTATACATTTTATGAAACCAATTACCTACCCCATTAGGTGAAGATAAAGCTATAATACCACCACCAGTAGCAATAGTTGGTTTAATACTAGTATATATTTTATCAATACCTTCAATAAACGCTGCTTCATCTACTAATAATAAAGACACTGCGTATGATCGACCAGCATCTGAAGCCGCTGATGTTGCTACAATTTGAGAGTTATTAGGTAGTTTAAGAGATAATTTATTATTAGTTTCAGGTTTTTGGTTACCCCTTAACCAGCTAGGAAGGTTATTATACATAAATTGTACTTTATCAACCATACCTTTAGCAGTTTCTTGTTTAGTAGCAATACATAATATTGTTTTATCCTTATGAAATAACATAATCCATAAAGAATAACCAGCTACTAAAGTTGATATACCTAACTGGCGAGATTTATTGATAATACTAAAACGATTATCTCTAATTTCTTGTAATGTATCAGCTTGGAAAGGATATAAATGAAATAATACACGACCTTTCATAGGATGTGTAATATAACAATATTTTCTAAAAAAATGTATTGGATCAGTAGCACATTTAATATATTCTTGCTTTATAATTTCTTTTATCTGTTGTTGATCTGTCATATTATATACGTAAACTATGTATATAAATATATAAGATTATTTAAGAATATATAAAGCCGTCATTATAGTAGCCCAAATAGATGTACATGCTGTATATTTTTTTAGTTTGTTATTTGATTGTTTTACTGTTTTATATTCATTATCTAAATTATTATATTTAGCATCTTTAGTTTTAATTATAGCTTGATATGTAGTATCTTTAGTTTTATATGAATTTATTGTAGTATCTTTAACAAAAATACGTTCATTTAAAATAAAAATTGTACTATCTGCTATTTTTAATTCTTTTTGAGTACCATCACATAATATTAATTCTTTGGCAACATTTAATAATGTAATTTTAGGTAAGTTTAATATATTTTTATCATCTGTTGGATACCTACATGCATAAAAACTAAGTAAAGTATCAGTATTATGTAAATTAGGATTGTTTGCTTTTTTACGAGCTTCTTCTTTAGCTTCGTTTCTTTGTTTAGTTAAATTTTCTACTTTTAATATTAATAATGAATCTTTTTTGTTTAATTTTGCAATAGTTTGATTTTCTTGTATTATGATATTATCTAACGAATCAACTACCTTATCTAAACTATCATTTATATGTTCAAAATTTTTATTTATATAAAAATTATTGCATGTTTTAGTATTAATTATAAAACCGATTAAAACTCCTATTAAAACTGAAATTATATTATTTTTCATTGATCTATGTTTGCTAATTTTTGAAATCTTTCTATTAATTCATTTTCAGAAGGAATATTTTTTTCTTGTTCTACTTTATTTTTAACATATTCGTTTGAATTTACAACATTTTGCATACGTTGTTCAAGAGATGCTTTTAATTTAGTTAAACGTTCCATTTCATCTGAACCTAATGATAAATCATCTCTACCTCTACTCATTTTTTTAACTTGTATTAAGGCACTTTTAGTTCTAGCTAAACGTTCTTTAAATTTAGAATAATCCATCCAAGCATTATAGTCCTCGTCGGATAATCCTCCTATTGAAGATAATTTATTTATTGGTAATTCAGGCATCTCTGGTTCTTCAGGAAATTCTATTTCATCGTTTGATGAACTAGGTTCACCTGATGTAAAAAAATTACTTGCTCTATTACCAATGAAAAAATCTTCAGCACCTGCTCGTGATGTTTGGGTTACAGGTTCATCCGTTACTATTACTTCTCCTGTTTCATCATCTACCTCTATCTCACCCATTTTAGCTATAATACCAGCATCTTTTAAACCATTTATCAATGCGTTAGCTATCTGTGGGCGAACAAAATTAAATTGAGTTTGAATATCTTTTTTTTCTACACCGGGATTTGTTTTAATATAATCAATAATAGAAGCCATTGATATCCCACTTATTGTTTTATCAGCATATGGTGTAGTATCAAATTCAGGATTTACAATTTGGTATCCTTTAGCTTTACGAGCCATTTCTGTTACTTTCTTGTATTTTTGTTGAAAAGCAGATGATTTTTCTGTGTTATCATCAGGATCAATTACTGTTGATAGACCTTTAGTAGCGTCTACCGGGTTTTTTAAGGTAAATAATCCTACTTCTGATATTACTTCTTTAACTAAAACACGTATTTGTTTAGGAGTCATGATATTTGCGTTTATTTCTGTGTGCATAAATATTAGTTTATTTGGGAAAGTATTAAATTAATGCGTTCTTCTGTTGATCCTTTAATTTCTATCAATTTTACTGGTGGGTATTCTTTTAATAATCCACGAATAGCAAAATCTATTTTCATACGATATTCAGCATCTGTTGTTCTAACGCCATTATCTTCAATATTAACACCCTCAGGTGACACATAAATAATTAAATCATAATCATTCCTTATAGTAATAAACGATTCAATTAACTTAATCTTATCATTATAACTAATTGATTTAGCGCTTAATGTAAACGCACAAACATCATATATTGTTCTATCAGTTAATAAATTATCATGCATTAATTCTAAACTACGTTCAGCAGCAAATACAAACTGTCCTTTAGTTGTTGAATCATCATTCAATGATATTCCTTGATCACGTAAATACTTACTACGTTCTGTGGCAATATGGTAATCTTTAAATTGTTCTGATTTAGCTAGCTCTTTAACTAAAGTGCTTTTGCCTACTGATACTGTTCCTGCTAATCCTATTTTCATGTGTTGTTTTTATATTAATCCTAATGCTTTTGCTCTACCATAGCCCACGTATTTTCCATTATTTAGGTTTAGATATTTTTGATCTACTTTATTATTTTTGGTTTTTTCTATAGTTTTTAAATATTCTTTAGGGTAAGACGTACTTGTTTCGATAGGTCCACTAGTAGATTTATCTAAATCATATTTCCAAACACAAGTAGTACCGTCATCGTTAATAAACGTTCTTGTAAATTGTTTCATGTTTTAAAGATAAAAAAAGGGTCTTGACGACCCAATTTTTTTAAACTCTTGCTCCTGTGTTTTTACCAATAGCGGTTTTAAACCATGGTAATCCATTAGCATCACGTTTACGATCTATCCATTCTTCTTTTGAATATTGTATTCCATAAATGTAATATTCCGCTAATTTCATGTTACCTTGAGGAACTAAGGAAGGACCATCCCAATTATGGAGTTTATTTACTCCCGTTGTATCACTATAATGTATTATAGTACCGTCTCCTGTTCTTAATGTCTTTGTCATACTTTACTTCTTTTAAAGGAAGTTAATATCTTTTTCTTTAAACTCCAAAAGGTAAATCATCTTTTTTCAAATCAGATTCAATTTCTTTCATTGTATCAGATGCCCATTTCTTTTGAGTTGGGGTTAAAGTAGTATTAATCATATTTTCTATGAATGGGAGAAACTCATTGTCTTCTAGTTTATATACTTCAGCAAAGAATAATTCACGAACACGAGTATCACTTATATTACTTTGATTGTATAGATTTGATAAAGCATCATAAATAAATTTACCGTATTGAAAATCACGTGGTTCATTTGATACTATATCTATTTTATTAATAATGGCTTTATTCTGTTCTTTATCAGATCCAAATCCTTCTGTTCCTACTATTTCATATAATCCTTTTATTATTTCATGAAATAACATGGGAAAACAAAAGGCTCTTGCTTTAATAATAAATTGCTCTTTTTCTTCATCATATACCATTTCAGATGATCCACCACTAATATTTTGTTTTTGACCAAGAGCCGCTAACATCATAGCAATAGCATTTTCATCGTCATATATACCGAAAACCAATTTCATGATTTCGTTGTATTTTTCAACTAATTCCGGGCTTAAATCATCTAAATGTTCTCTAAATAGTAAAAAACCAAAAGAACCACGTACTGAAGCACCTTGAGTTATACCGTTGATTATACGGCGTTTTTTCTCCATAGCTTCAATATCAGTTGATGGTATTTCGTCTACAGTTATTTCATCTCCATCTCCAGCTGTTTTAGCTATATTTTTATTCTGTTGAACTTGACCCATACCTACTATTTTAGCATCTATTTTTACATTAGCATAATCTAAAATAGGGTAAGCTTCTCTAGCCATAATTTCGGCTATCATTGCTAATTCAATATGGTAATCAGATTCAGCCTCAATAATTTGACCTAGTAATTCCTGAGAACGCATCATTGTTTGCATTAGATTTTTATTACCTAACATAGCACGCAACGATTCACCTGATTTGCCTTTTAAGGCAGCCATTGTTTCAGGTTTAAATATGTCTTCGTATTCTACTTCTAGTAAACGTTTTTTCATTATTTTTTCAATTGTTTAATTCTAGCTAATATTTTATTTCTAACTTCTTTATTTTGAGGTACATATATTACACTTTTTAAAGCAAATTCAGCTTGTTTTAGCGTCATTTTATTGATTTGTTCATCAGTAAATTTTGGGGTATATTTTGAATTAGGATTTACGGATTCGTTTGTTTTTTTAGCTTTTATAAAACGAGCGGTAATTTTATTAATCATTTCCTCTTCCTTTAAATTTTTAGGAGCTGGTTTTACATCTGGTCTGCCGATTTTTCTACGTTTTTCATCTGGTTTTTCTTTAGTACCAGGTCTAGCAGGAATAGTAGTAGTTTCTCTTTCTGGTTTAGAAGGAGCTGGCTGATTTTCGTTTAGTTCTTTGCGAATTATTTGTTTAATAGCTTCACGTAATTGTTTAATTTTCATATTTTCTTTTAGTCTTTGTTTTAATGTATTATCGGGAGTAATTGCTTTTTTTTCAACCCACAACCATTTAAGATATTTTGGATCTAATTTTAAAATATCAGATACTAATCGACCTTTATATTGACCAAATGGTATCCTAGATGATAAGGTTAAAGTAATAGGAGTCATATTAATAAATATTTACAAACTACCATTTAAATCCGCCCCAACCATTAACTTGTATAGCATTTCCACCACCCCAATTCGTAATACGCATAGTTTTTCCAGAGTAATCTATTTCTAAAGTAAAAATCTTACCTCTATCTACTTCTGGACAAGAAATACTTACGGTAGCACGTGCTGTTTTTGCATCATACTTAAACGCTTTGATTGAGTATGCACTTAAAGTGTACTTGTGTCCTTGTATAGTAATCGAGCCGTAGTCGTAATTATTATTTTTTTGATATCCAAAATATATAGTTCCGCTCATGGGATCATCATCAGGTTGTACCCAAATCATAACTTGCTTATTATTAGATCTGCAATCATCTGTAAATTTCCAATATCCTATCCATGGTGTATTTGGATTCACAACCACAGAATCTATTTTTCCCATTGATAAAGTAGGGGTTTGCCTATCTCTATCTTTTGCATACTTCATTTTTTGAGGGAACATAGTTTTTGCTATCACCTCAAATGGTACATTTAATCCTTGTGTATTTAAAAAATCTACGTTTGCCTCTAATGAATTTTCAATCTTATTAGGTTCTAATGAATCTTCTTTTGTACAAGAAATCATACCTGATGATAATATTAAACAAGTCGCAGCAATTACTAATTTATCTTTTAATCCTTCTTTCATAGCAGGATTTGAAAAAGATTCTCCATCATATTTAACTACTTGTTCTTTTCCTGTTGTCTTATTAACTATTTTAACATTAATAGCTTTTGAGGTATCAATACCCGCTTTTTGTAATGCAGTATCTAATTTATCTTTTTTAGATTCTGAAGATTCTTCTTCACGAATATTATTAAGCTCTTCTTTAATGATTTGTTTTAGTTCTGATTTTTTCATTAATTGTTATTTTACAATAAATATTTAAGAATTTTGAAGAATTGAAGAAGCAACATATAACCCATGTAAAGCAGATATATATATTCCTCTAGCACCAGCAGCGTCTCCTTGCATATAAACATTAGGAAATTGTGGTAAGGATAAATTATTTTTGTTTAATGATATTTCGTTAGTTAAAAATTTAACTTCAGGGCAATAAAATATGTAGTTATCGCTTATACCGAACGTTGTATTTAAATCATCTATAAATTCTAATATATAATCAGCATACTTACCAAAACCTTCTTTAAATTTATCTAATGATATTTTATATCCAGGCACTTTAGTACCTTGATCAGTTAATGAAGGTTCTCTATTTGTTGGAGAATAATAAGTAGCTTCACCGTTTAGTTGAAAAAATTGTACTAAATCTTGACTAAACTTAAATGGGTCTTCTATGCCACGTGCTTCTAGCAATATACCGAAATTAGTTAAACCATTGTATTTGTCTTTATCCTTATGAGCATGTCCATTGTATGACTTCATATTATATGTTTCTTCTTCTGCTACAAATGCAGCGAAATTGTTTGTGCAGAATGAACGAGCACTATCTTCTCCAAATTTTTTATATAATTTAAAGTCATATGCTATTTTATTCAATTCTTCAAAATATTTACCATCAGTTTCATAACGAACTCCGAATTGTGCCGGTTTAGGTACTGTATCTAGATTATTTTCTTTGATTAGTTTAGTAAGTAGATCCATACCAGATTTACCAGTTCCAATAATAAGTTTGTCGTAATAAATAAAATTAGTTTCATTTGTATTAGTAAATTGAGTAAATACTAATTGGTCATCAAATTTTATATCAGTAATTTCACAATTATATATTTGATTTACTCCAACTTTATCAAAATATTCAAATATATTTTTTACTTGTTGTTGACCATAATCTGTACCTAAGTGATAGCAAGGTGATTGTCTTAATTCAAATGGTGAATCCTTAATGAATTGAGGTTCTTCAACAGGAGTAGTATACATTATTTTAGATGGGTCCGGGTGATATTCAACTATATAATTATATAATTGTTTTGATAATTTATTAGCTAGTTCTTCATCCTGACAGTAGTGTGGGTGAAATAATCCGCCTTGTTTAAATGAAGGGATTACTTTAAAATCACTCCATGTTCCGGCCCCACCCGCTCCTGTCATTACTTCTTCAGGTTGTCTATTATAGATAGAATTACCTTTATCAATGATTGTTATTAATTTAGGATCATATCCATTTTTTAAAAGGTGAAGTACTCCATATTGAGTTGATACACCTGCTCCTACTATTACTATTTTTTTATTCATTGTTTTATAAATTTATAAATTTTATTTTGACTTTCAAAACAAAAACGGCCCACCTTTTAAGGATGGGCCACAGCTCTATAATGTTGTCTCTTACGAGCGATCGGCTATGAATCGACCTATATTTTATTTTATTATTCCTGCTCTAATCATTAATTGGTATTTATCCCAATCTTCATATAATTTTTCAGTTTCATTAACTTCTCCAGTTACTAAATTAGTATCGTCCATAGAATATACTCGTTTTGGTTTACTTGTAAAATAACCATATCCTAATTGTTCATCACCTATTTTTGACTCCTCACCGTTTATATTATCTTTAATAATATTGTTGTTTTTATCAACTAAAACCCACGTCTTATATGGTAAATAATCCGATGTATCTACTGAGGTTGGAAGTAATATATATTCTTTAGAACCGTCTTTAATTATATAAGGAGCAGCATATAGAAAAGTCGAAAACTTATCATTACCATTTACTTTATTAGTTAATTTTAATAATGTATTTTTTTCTGTACTAGATAATTCTTCCCACTGATCATAAGTTATATAAACTGGGGTGATTACTTGCTCTGGCATATCTGTCATGTTAGATATTGCTTCTTCATTATTAAAGTTATCTCCTTTAAACCAATTACCATATAATTTAGAATATGATTCATATAATGATCTTAATTTAGGATCTTTAATATATTTAATATATTCAGGACTTATAAATCCTAATTCTTTAACCTGTTCATTTACTGATTTCTCTAATAAATTTTGACCAAAATATTGGTCAATTAATTCAAATGATACATTATCACCAAATTTGGATAAATATGTTTCTTTAGCAGGTTCATCTAAATATTGTACATATGGTAGAGGTATTGGATCCTTACTGTAATTAGTATGTCTAAATCTAAATATAGCATATCGTTTAGCTAAAGATTCATAATCTTTTAATAAAGAATAAGGAAATTTTTGTCCACTATCAATAGCAACATTAGCTAATGTTGTTGATCTTCCCTCTAAACTTATTTTATATTTAGGTAAAATAGCTAAAATTTCAGAAGTAAGTGCATTTTTTGATGCTTTACCTTGAACATATAGTATTTTTTCGTCTTGAGATAATTCTTTAAACTCATCTAAAGATAAATTTTTGCCTGAGGCAAATTTTCTACCACGTTCTGTACTAGATAAAGAAATTGGTTTAAAATAATCTTTTAAATTTTTAATTTTTTCCCATGTGTCTTTAGGTACTATGTTTGATATATCTTCCCAAGATTTAGCAGGAGCATCTCTATCGTTATTGGCACTAGTTACTATATATGAATTATTATCTTTATTTACTTGAATTACAAAAGCATGCCATTTATCGTCAAAGCTAGCATGTTCAGGAGTAGATGGTTTACTTCGATCAAATATAAAATAAAATGTAGGGGCTTTATCTCCAAATCTATAATAATCATAATTAGTATTACCTATTTGAGTTACACACCATCCATATTTTTTTCTTTTAGTAGTTTGAGATATAGGGTTATATGATATACACTTATGTACATCATCTCCTTTATATATTTCTATACCATTTTTATTGTATATCTTATCAGCATCTGTTTCTGCTAAATTTATATCCTCTCCACTTACTTGTTTTTGAGATGGGAATAAAGCATCTAGCATTTGTTCAAATTCTTGCCATCCCCAGTTACGAGGATCTAAAAAAGCATCATTTTGTTGTAATTTTTTAGGAATATAACTTAAAACATCTTCTTTTGTAAGTCCTAATTCTTCTATACCGTCTCTTACTCCAAATTTTAAAGCATCTCTTTTTGCCATAAAACGAGCCGTATATGATTGAGCCGTAGGTTTATCTATTCCAAATTTTTCTACAAACCTATTAATTGCTTCTTTTTTAGATTTTTCAGGATTTTCAGGGTATGAATTGATTAATTTTTGTAAGTCTTCAAATGAATATAAATCTATATCTTTAACATCTTTGTTTTTTATTTCATTAGGGATTATAACTATATCTAATTTATCATTTAATGATCCTTTAATTTGGTCAAATCTATTAATAAGTTGACGAGCGATATTTGCTTTAGCTTGGTCTTTTGTAGAATCTATTCCCCATTTAATTAATAAACTATTAATTTTACTTTCAGGGTATTCTCTTATTATATTTTCTTTTATATTAGATGGTTTTCCTTCCCAATAGTTTTCTATAGAAAATTTAACCCAATAATCTGTTCCTGATCTTAATTCTCCGTAATCATCTAAATCTTGAGATATAAGAATATCACCTACATCATGCATTGGATTAGTATCTTGTTTAAATCCTATTACTTTTTGGCGTACTGTTTCTATTTGAGGTTGGTATAAAGTAAATTGTAATATATCTCCTATTTTAATATTTTCAAACTTAACTCCAGGTTTATCTAAATCATGAATTCTAGCAGGAGCACTAATTTTAACTACTTCAGTAAATAAATCAGATTGATTTAACATTTTTATTAAATATGATTCAAAATCAAAGTTCTTATATATAAAATCCTCAAAATAAGGTTCAAATAATTCTTGTCCTTGATCAGAATCAAGATAATTATCTATTAAACCACTCCACCATCCTTTTTCTTTAACTTCTTTTTTAATATCACTAACCATTCGACCTAAATTTATAGATTTAAGGTAATATTCTAGTGCTTTTTTGTTTACGTATTGTTTTAATTCAGGATGTTCTTTTATATATGATTCTATACTTTCATCAGATTTATAGTTAATATCTTCTAAATCATAATGATTATACTTCATTTGTTCATATATATATTCTTTTATTATATCGCCATAATAATCATCATTTAATAAAAAAGTAAACATATCTATATTAGCATATTCAATATACTTAACTATTGATTTTATTAAATGGTTTAATATTTGTTTATCTAAAGGTGGGGTTATTTCGGGGGTCTGTATTTTTACCTCTTTAAATATATTAGCTAATCTTATCATTATTGTACGGTGTAATCACTATTACCTATTTTTAATTTTTTAATAGTAGAAACATTTACCATTCTATATCCACCCGTTTTAACATCATAAACAGGAATTAATCCTTTTTCATCTGGATTATAGGGTAATTCACCACCTTTTAAATAAACTTTAACCCCTAAACGAGCATTCATTACACGTTCTGATCCATCTTTTTTAATAAAAGTTACTGTGAAAAATTTACCTTTGGTGTCTTTAATAAGTTGTTTAGCTTGTTCTGTGGTAATAGTTCCTGCTGGTGTTTCAGGAGTTTCTGCCTCTGATGGTGCTTCATCTGGTGAAGGGATATTAGCAGGTTCTTGTCCAGGACCGGGGTCTATAGGAGTTAAATCTTCTTGTTCTTTAAGATATTGAGATATAGTTTCTCTAATTAATTGGCGTAATATTTGACTTTTCATTTTATTGATTTTTATAAAGATAATAAAAATATCTTGCCAATAAATATTACAAAGCTATATTTTCAGCTGTTCTTTCAGATACAGTATGATATCTTCCACATTTTTTACATTGCATTTGTACGCGAATAGTTCCTAATGCCGACATTCTGCGTTTAGAGAAAATCCATTTATTTGAACCGCATGTAGGACAATCTGTTTTATCTTCGCTAACGTGTGTTTTTTCAGGAAAATGTGGAGCTAATTTATTATATACTTTTTCTAATAATATAACGTCACCTTTACAATATTCAACCATTTGATCCATAGCTTTTTTGTTTTTATTTAAAACAATATCTTTCCATAGATTAAAACCGGTACTGATTTTAGCACCTAATCCTAAAAACTGAGCTATGTAGTCTAATTTATTGCTATTAAATTTGAATTTAGAACGAGCATATTTTAATGTATCTATCGTAGTATAAGACGGAAATAAAGAAAGACCGTGATATAAGCATCTAGTTCTAACCCAAGGTAAATCATATTTATCACCATTATGTCCTACTAATTCATCAGCTTCGTTGGCTATTTTAATAAATTTTTCTAGTAAACTTTTATCATTTTGTTTATTATCCCAAGTTAATGAGTATACTTCTTTTTCACCGGCCCATTTATAACATATACAGATGATAGCTCTTTCTTTTATAATATTATCGTGACCTATATTTAACTTATAACCTGCTGTCCAAAACAAACCAATGTTTGGGCTTGTTTCAATATCAAAAAAGAGTCTTTTTATTTTACTCATATGTTTTTTTTTAAAGATAAAACTTATTTTTTACCTATCCAAATTTTAAGTAACAGGAGTTTTCTTAGATGCTGGTGTTTCTTCTGGGGTAGGATTTTCAGATGGTGGTGATGGTGGTGTTTCAGGTATTTGAGAAGCATTTCCTGCTTCTAAATCGGCTTTTATACTATCATCACGTTGTGATGATAATTCTTCTGTAGATTCTCTAGGAGCATAATTTAATTCAAGTAAATCTGCTATAGCTTGTGATGCTCTTTCAGATTCTCCTATATTAATAGGATTGTATTTTTTTCCAGATACTTTTACAGCAAAATTACTTTTTCCTAAATATATTACTGTAAAGTCTTGTCCATTAATTAATCCAACGCCAAACGTAGTTGGTTTAGGAGCTATTAAAGAAATATCAGATATATAACGACCAAAAGCAGGTGACATTAATTCTTCTAATGTATTTTTTAAACCAGGAAAACGATGTATAAAATACATTGCTTTTTCAACTTGTTTTTGTTGTTGTTCTTCTTCCTTTAAAGCTATTTGAACAGCTTTTTTAACATATTTTTCTAATAATATTGCTTTATTCATCGTTTTTTAGTTCATGAAATCCTTGAGCAGCTTGATCGATATAATTTTCAGCATTTGTGATGTGATCTTGAATCCAGCCTGGAATATCACGCTCCATATTACCTAATTTATTCATTAGTTGGGCGGCAGATTTGATAATTGATTTTAAACTAGCTTGAGCCATTGCTACTTCGTGATCTCCTTCTTTTATAATTTTAGCTTGCACTTCATCAGGTAATTTAGTTTGTTTACCTTTTAATTTAGGACTATCATCATATTTTTTAGTAAATGTAGCTTCAGATTTTATTTCTTCAGCTAATTTTATTGACTGCATTCCTACTCTTTCTTTAACCATCTTCACAGCCATTTTAGCTTTAGGAGAATCATTAACTATTACCTTATTTCCTTCTATTTCAAAATCAACATTATTATTTCTTAATTCAGATTTTAACATTTTTATTGCTTTATCCGTACCAGAAATAGTTAATTTAGCTTCGCTTAATATATCAAGTAATTTTATCATTATTATTTCTTTTTAGCTGACAAGTAAGCGGCAACAGCCATATCTTGTTTTTTAGCTTTTGATTTACCTTTAAATTGTGGTGCTTTTGATTTTTTAAAATCTTTAACATATGCTCCAGCACCCATAGAGGGTTTTAATCTTTCATCTAGCTCTTTTTTATCTTCTTTCTTTTCAGATTTTTTAGGACCTTTAGTATTCTTAGCCATTGCTTTTTTCTGATCTTCTAAATCTTTTTTCTTAGCTTGCAATTCTTTAATACTAACTTCCATATCATCCATCATATCACCTACGATTTCAGGAGAAACATAATATTTTAAACCAGCCATAGAAACTAATGATGATTTAACATCCATAGCATCTTTAATGTCTTCTTCTACTTTGTTAATTTTAGCTTCTAAAGCAGCGATATCACCAGCCTCGTCTATCATTTTGATACGATCAGCAATGGCTTCTTTAATTAAATTTTTTATTAAATTATTAGTTATTTTCATGATATTGTTTTTATATAAATATTATTTATTTTTAGTTTCCTCAATATGTTTTTTAATTGTGTCTTTTAATTCATTAACTTGATTAGGATTGAGTTCCATATATTCATTAACAATATAATCACGTATCTCTGTTAAGTTACGTTGTCTTAAAGCAGCTACTAAATTCGCTGGGCTATCTAATTGGAATGCATTATTTTGTGTTAATAACCAATGGCTATTCCCTGGTTGTGCTACTATAGATGCTACTATGTTTCCTGAATCTAGCTGTATGCCATATATAGCGCTAGGGCCTACTATTCGTACGTAGTCTACGTGGCCATAACCAGCTAATAAATTATCACGACGTGATACTCCTCTATCATTACGTAAATTTCCTCTAGTTGAATCACCAAAGAATCTAGAGCGAACCCCAATAGGTAATTGATTGAATGAGTTTAACAATCCACTATTAGTTAACGTAGTTGTTAAATCATCACTTAT